AGCGAATGGCCTGATCCGGGGCTAGAGAAGGAGGTGCTGATCGAACGCATCGAGGAAATCGCGGGCCAGCAGATTGGCAACAATTTCGAGTTCAGCCAGCCTATCGAACTGCGTTTCAACGAACTCATTTCGGGGGTGCGAACCGACCTCGCCGTCATGGTCTATGGCGACGACTTCGGTACTCTCCAGCGGGTCGCGGATCAGGTCGCGAGCTCGCTTCGGGAGACGACCGGCGCGGCCGACGTGCGGGTCGAGCAGGCGTCCGGCCTGCCTACCCTGACCGTCAGCGTCGATCGCATCGCCGCCGCCAGCTATGGTCTGTCGGCGGCCGACGTCAGCGAAGCGGTCTCGGCCGGCATCGGCGGCGCCGAGGCGGGTACCATCTTCGAAGGTGACAGGCGGTTCGACGTCGTCGTGCGCTTGCCCGAAGCCGCGCGAAACGATCCGGCAGCGCTCGCGGCCCTGCCGGTGGTTTCGGATACCGGCGTAGTCGTGCCCCTGTCGTCGGTGGCCCGCATCCAGACCGGTGAGGGTCCCAACCAGATCAGCCGCGAAAACGGCAGCCGCCGCATGGTGGTCCAGGCCAACGTCCGGGGCCGTGACCTTGGCGGCTTCGTGGCCGACGCCCAGGATCGGGTGTCCGAGATCGAGCTGCCGGCTGGCGTCTACCTCGATTGGGGCGGACAGTTCGAGAACCTGAAACGGGCGGAACAGCGCTTCAGCATTGTCATTCCGATCGTGTTCGTCCTGATCGGCGTGCTGCTGTTCATGGCGCTCGGCTCATTTGCCGAGGCAGGGCTGGTCTTCGTCTGCGTGCCGCTCGCCCTCGTCGGTGGCGCCTTGGCCCTCCTGCTGAGGGGTATGCCCTTCTCGGTCTCGGCGGCGGTCGGCTTCATCGCCGTGTCCGGGGTCGCTACCCTGAACGGGCTGGTGCTCATGCAAGCGATCCGGGAACGGCTGAACGAGGGCCTGCCTGCCAAGGTGGCGGCAATCGAAGGTGCCGCCAGCCGGCTGCGCGCGGTGCTGACGACCGCTCTGGTTGCAATCGTCGGCTTCATCCCGATGGCTCTGGCGCACGGAGCCGGAGCCGAGGTGCAGAAGCCGCTCGCGACCGTCGTCATCGGGGGCCTTTTGACGGCGACGGCGTTGACCCTGCTCGTGCTGCCGACCTTCGCCGCCAAGGCGGTGCGGCACCGTGCTTCGGAAGGACTGGAAGATTGAGCAAGACCACCTCGGCGGACGATCAGCAGCGGCGGACCTTGCTGATCGTCCTCATCCTCAACGCTCTCCTGTTTCTGGGTCTCGGCATCGGCGGCATCATGGCCGACTCCAGTGCGCTGCTGGCCAACGCCGTCGATAATGCCTCGGATTCGATCGTTTACCTGATCAGCTTCGTGGCGATCGGCCGGGCCGCGTCCTGGAAACGGGGCGCGGCGCGCCTGTCTGGCATCCTGTTGCTTGTTTTCGCTGCTGGTGTGCTGATCGATGTCGGCCGGCGCTGGTGGTTCGGCACAGAGCCGGTTGGCTGGACGATGATGGGTTTGGCGCTGATCGCGGCGATCGTGAACCTGATTTGCTTGGTCGTCTTGCGGCGGGATCAGTCCAGCGACGTCAACATGGAGGCCGCCGAAACGTTCAGCCTGAACGACTTCGCCTCGAACGGCGGCATCCTAATCGCCGGCGGCCTGGTCATGTGGCTGGATAAGGCTTGGCCAGACCTGGTCGTCGGTATGCTGGTCGCGGCGATTGCTGTGAAAGGCGGCATCGAAATCCTGCGCAGCGCCAAGAAGGATGTGGTGCCCGACTGAGGCGCGGCTCCGACCCGACGCCTCAACGACAGGACGCCAGTTCTATCGGGCGGGCCACGAGGTCGGCCGGCCCGCGACGCCGGCAGACCTCACACTCCCAAACGACTGTATGGCCGGCGCGGATCAGGTCGACCACGCGCGGCGAATGGTCAGCTGATCGGCCCATCACCACGTCCTGACTGCCGACCCGCTCCGGTCATCGCCGCGCGCGCGAAAAAAAGCAACGGGGTTGACCCCGTTTTGTTCTACCATCTCGTCAGGGGCGAGAGCCCCCGCCCGTGATGATCACCTCACCCGCAGGCTTCGCTCCCTTGCCCTGCAGGCTGTAGTGCGTGCCCACGCCCTCGATGTTGAACCGGCCGAAGATCCGGCGCACCTCCGGCCTGTCATTCAGCGACAGGATGAACCGGCCCCGGATCCCGGCCATCTGCTCGGCCAACAGCTCGAACTGGCCCTGGTCGAACATGCCGGGCCCATAGTCGCCCTCACAGTCGAAATACGGCGGGTCCAGATAGAAGAGCATCCCCGGCCGGTCATAGCGGCGCACGAAGTCCGACCAGGTCAGCTGCTCGATGACCACGGTCTCGAGGCGACGGCCCGCCGCCATCAGGTCGGCCCCGACCTTTGACGCCTGGAATCGGCTGGCCCGATCGCGGCACATGCCAAAGTCCTGACCGGTCACCTTGCCGCCGAACGCCACCTTCTGCAGGAACACAAACCGCGCGGCACGCTGCAGGTCCGTCAGCTGCGTCGGGTCCACCCGCTGCTGGTGGTCAAAATCGGCGCGACAGTGCAGCTGCAGGCTGATCAGGTCACACAGAGCGCCTGGGTGCGCCCGCATGCAGCGGAACAGGTTGGCCACCTCACCCGACAGGTCGTTGATGATCTCGCACTTCGGCCGGGTGCGCCGGCGGAAGAAAACGCCGCCCATGCCGACAAAGGCTTCGGCATAGGCATCATGGGGCGTGGCCTCGATCAGGGCGCACAGGCGCCGGGCCAGATTGCGCTTGCCGCCGATATAGGCGGCGACCGGGGAAACAGGGTTCACGGGCAGGAGGGTTGTTGCGTTCACAAGCGACTCAATCACGGATAGCGCCCGCCGGTCAGGCCGGTGGCGGGGCGAGAAGGGGGTGCACCCCTGGACGTGCTGAGTTACTGCTCGGCGGCTCGGGTGTTAGCGCACCCGGCCCCCGCCTCTATTGAACCGGGGACGGCGACGGTCCATCACACCAGCCCTGATCCCGGATAGCCCCGGCCGTTTGTGCCGTGCGGTGCTGACAAACGCCGGCGTCACCGATCCCGGAACCGCACCACCTCGATCCCCAGCCACTCATTGATCGCCCGCAGGCGCATCTTCAGCGGGATGATCTCGGCCTGGTGAAACACGGCCTCGGCCTTCTCGACGTCGCCGAACCCGCCTGCTGTCTGGGGGATGACCCCCAGCAGCTGGGGCGGCACGCGGTGCGCGGCCAGCACGTCGTCGCGCGTGGCGTTCTTGATGCCGACAAACTCATCCTTGGCCGCGGCCTCGCCCGGGTGAAGGATCTGGATCGAGTCCTTCTTGCCGTTCGGCAAGTGGACGAACATCGACTTGAAATTGCCGACGCCCTTCGTGTTCTTGACGGCGCCCTGGATGGCGGCCGCGTCCGCATCGCTCAGCCCGCCTTCGCCGACGTACAGGATGAAGCCGGCGTGCGCCCCGTTGATGTAATACCGGCGCCGGAACAGCGTCGCCGCCTCATTCAGGAACGCCGACTGCAGGGCGCTCAGATAGTCGGGTACGCCATAGATCTCCTGATCCAGGCTGGGCTGCATCAGCTGCAGCACAGCGCCCTTCCGGAACCAGTGCTCCTTCATATAGGCCGACAGGAAGACGAACGCCCCGGGCTCGACGCCTCTGCGGGTGTATTTGGCCAAGCTGCGGCGCAGCGCCATCGGCCGATTGACCAGATTGGTCACCTGCTCGACGTAGCACTGCCCCATGACCAGATAGTCGAGCGTCAGCCCCTCGAATGTCTCGAGGCTCAGCATCGGGTGCGGAATGAAATCGCGGACCAGCTGGTTGATCTTCACCCGGAACGCGCTGGCATGGTGCGACGTCACATTCATCGCGCGCGACAGCACCGCCTGATCAATCGGCGGCTGATAGTAGCGACCGCCGACGCCCGAAACCTCCCAGCAGTCCAGGCACTCGATTAGGTCGCGCCGGTTCAGCACCGGCTCGGCATCCCCCAGGGCAAAGGCGGTCGCCGTGGCGGTCGAAGCCTCAAGGCCGAGGGCTGGCCCGGGTGACGGGTCCAGCGACATGCGCGCGGCCATCGACAGTTCGCCTCGCTCTTCGCGCGGGATGGCTTCGACGCCGCTACGGGCACGGGCGCGGGCCAGCTGGCGGGCACGGGGCAGGGGGCTAGTCATCAGAGATCACCACGCGAGAGCTCGAGCCGCCTCCGATGGCGGCTTCGATGGGTTCATTGATCAGGGATTGGAACAGGGCCCAGGCCAGGTCGGCGTGGCCGCTGTTCTTGGTGCGGCTGGCTTCATAGGTCACATGCCGGCCCGATGCCGTCATGGTCCGCCGGATCGCCATCAGCGCGCCGAGCAGGTCGGTAAAGCCGGCCGGGATCTCGATGCGGTGCTTGGTGACGACGTCCAGGGCCTTGTAGACCATCTGGGTTTTCACAAAGGCGTCGTACTGATGGCCGGTCGCGCGCGGGAAGAAGGTCCGCACCAGCTGGAAGACCGCATTGCCGATGCCCGTCTTGTCGAT